TCTCCAAACATCATGACAATAGGAATCAATCGCAAAGTAAATTCGAGATCTTTTTCAATGCAGAAACTCTCAACAATGTCTCTATGCTTAGCACATCTTCGCCCAAAATCAACAAGAGCTATATCATTCTTTTCATTCAGCTCTTCAAAAGGCACAAAGGACAACAAAAATTCTTCAACACTCAGAACAAATTCAAAAGATCGAGCATTAGTCGACTTGCTAACTCTAAGAGGCAAGGACTTTATATGTGAATTAGCTTCACATTCCGCAAGTAAATTTCTCACAAAATGAAAAGGCAATAAAGCTTGGGAACCACGTATAAACCACATGTTTCCCATACGCATCATAACTTCACCTTCTGAATTAAGTACTGACAATATATAAGAACTTCTATTAAAATCATGCAAGCATTTATTATAGCCATTAGGATCCAAATTACTACCCATCTGAGCTACAACATTAACTTTGGGACGATTCTTGACTGCCATTCTATCAGACATTCCCATAGACTGCGATTTAACTACAACTCTCTCCGAGGAAATAGTTTGAATCTTTGTTTTAGGAGACGAAACTTTTGCCAATCTATCACTAAAATTAATAGATTGATCCACAGCATCATCTGAATGAATAGCAGTTTCACTCTTCTTCGATTGACATGAAGTGTAAACTTTATAAGCTACGGCAACAGCTAGCAACGACAAAATCACAGAACTCCAAGTGGCTAAAGAAGACGAAGTTTCTATATACTCTCGAGCTTCTTCGCACAAAATTTCTGCATTAACAGCAAGCTGTTTAATCATGTCTTTACACGATTGAGCCATGCTTCTTTTCAAACGCACTCCAGGCATGCTCTCTATAATATCGCGAAAATCTCCACTGAAATGAAATTCTCTAAGAAGAGCTTCACAAGAAATATCTTGCTCTACATAAGCTGTAAACGCCTCACATCCAAAATACCTTTCAAATGTATCAACAGCGTAATCCAAAGTAGGTTCCCATTCAGGATAATCCCTTCGACATCTCCCAACAAGTCTCAATATTCGCGCCTTCTTATAAGGTGGAAAATCATTTACATGATAATCCTTAAACAAAAGACCCTTTTCACTTTCATCATTCTCTGTACTTCCACAAGAACTAGATGATGCAAAAGAAAAACCTTGAGACACAGCCTCCATAGATAAATCATAACATCCATAAAGTTGCATCATTGATACATCATTTTCATCCTGCATAGTGCGTTGATTTGAGTAGTACTCTCTTTCCTTACGCACTTTATTAGCAATTAAACGTTGACAAATCTGACTATAATCCAAGATTTCTAAAGTTTCAAGTGATCCTCCAGACTCTCTTACAACATGAAATTCCCAAACATCACTCGGAATAGAGGTCTCTCCAAACTCATTTATCATAAGCTTTGAAGAATCACACTCACGGTTCCATATATCCATAGACACCGTTTGTTCCGAGCAATATTTTTGTTTAATAGTAACTACAGTATCAACATGCCACCGTCGCAAAAATGCAGCAGTGCTACGAATACTCTGTAAACTAGAAAACTCCTTTCTATTAGTGGTAGCCAAGGAATACTTCGCTTTAAAATACAAATTTCCTTTACTTTCAATATCAGCACAATGGAGTAAAAATGGAAAACCACAATTAGCTCTAATAGTGTTGAAATATTCATTATCAGGAACTCCTTGAGCATCAGTAGATTGACCAAAATCATCTTGACACATCACTACAGTTGTAGGTTTATATCCATCAAAAAATTTTGTTTCATGAGCTCTAGGATAAATAAAAGCTAGTTTGTCTTCTTGATAAGCAGCAATAGATGCAGCATCTTTAAGAGAATCTTTAACTAGTAAATCAGAAATTCTCTCAAGAAGAACAGACTTAAATACACCAGGACCACCTCTAAATAAAGCACAGGACGGTTCAGGACGAGATCCATCTCCAGTAACTCTAAATGAAAGAAAAGTCGACCGAAGTTCCTTAAGCTTTTTCATTTCAACTCGAATTTGAGATACGATGGACATACCAAATTTCTCTCTTCGAAAATCACTAATCAAGCTTTCTCCCAACTTTACAAGATCATCTAAAACTACCATATTTACACTAGTTCGCAAGAGATCTCCACAGTTGTACTGATCAAAAACTTCGTCAACTTCCTTAATCCATGAATCAACACGTTTCTCTTCTGTTCCAAGCAATCGGATAGTCTTCATGCCAGGAATAGAACAACAAACGGTATTATAACAACTCTGAAACACAGATATAAGGTTTTTAACAATATCATGTAGAGATTGCCGACTTCGAGCATAATCCTTAATGTGAGTCGTCAACTTTGAAATTGTTGGCGAATCAGAATTAACTCCAAAAATCGTAGCAGCAAACACAGCTACTGTATCCATACATGAATCCAAATTTCCTTGCGCAACCGCAAAACCTTCTGAAGACCTATTCTGAAAATAAGTACAACAAAAAGTAACAATATTTACAATACCAGATTGGGGCATACCTATTTTAACATAAGCATAACCACAAATGGCAATAGCTGTGCAGCCAATACCAATAGTTAAAGAATCATTGGTCATCTGGTAATGAATAAATGATCCCAAAGCTATTGCTCCGGCTAAAATCATTCCAGCTTTCCATAAAGATTTACTAAAATTCTTGGTACTAGAACCATTTACAGTTCCTGAGGCTGTATTAACCAGCTTCAATAACTCATCATAATTCCCAACGTCAGGAAGTTTCTCTTCAATTAAACCCTTAAGTTCCTTAGAACTGGAGAGCAATTCCTTAAGAGGACCTTCACCAAATAACGAACTACTCAATGAACTAGCAATAAAATTCATTTGAGGAGTTGCTTGAGATTCATAACGAATTCTTTTCTCAGAAGCATACTTTTCTTTCAGTTGAAATGCAATTTCCTGAACCCTATTAGTTGTGAGCGGGTTAGGAGTTACAGGTACTGTCAGAAAAGTAGCCTCATCATCAGAAGTATCATAGTGTGAGACCATCAAACTACCATCTTTGTTTAGGAATAAATCCATTTCAAAGGGAGGAGAAGGAATTTCTCTACCAATATGAATACTTCTAATGTTAGTCTCCTTAACAAGCTGACTTAGATCAATATCCGGATCATTATGTAAAGGAGTTTCTAGTTGAGCATGAGAATTTACATACTCTTGCAAAACTGGTCTAGCTTTTTGATACGCTAGGGTAGCTTGAGAGACAGACAAGTTACACTTGTCTGAAACATCCTCCATATAATCATGAAGGGTTGGTTTTCTTTCTCTAAAGACAACAGGTGGATGAGATTCTTCAACAAGACGTGCATGATATCTACGAATACTAGGATCTGTGAAATAATCTAAGTCTTCCAAAGAATGGCTAAGAGTATTCACAAATTCATCATATCCGTCACTACTAGAATAAGAATCACTTGAATAACAAGGATTAGCTTCAAAATAGTTATTGACAGACGCACGTTCATTAGTTCTTTCCGGGGCGGAAGAATTGTTTATAGAGTTTTTCTTCCAATTTCTCTTTTTGTGTGGTTTAAATTTTCTCATGGTTGATATGACAACTCGGTTAGGAAAGTTACTGCAATTAAATCAGAGTACCCAACATTCACGACACGAGCGTGATATAGATTTTAACAACCTATCATTGAGGTGTATGCATAAGATGAAACACTTGGTTCTACCACATTTTTCATCACATAGTCGCTCGATAGGAAACCTAAAGCGTGAACAAAACAGACCTCTATATAAAATAAAGGTTTTCAAGACGAGTGGAATTCTCGCCACCATTAATAAGTAAATATAACAATAAATCAGACTGACAGCAAAAGCATAAAATGCTAATGCAACTTCATTTAAGAAGCTTTGAATAAAATGTGATTAACAAAAGGGGTTTTGCAAAATTATAATCATACAGAAATATTATACTGAAATTATAGCAAATGTTATGAACAACTGAAATGTTTATAAGGTCATTACAAACCAGACAGTTATAGAACAAAATACCAGGGCTACAGAGTCCCTATTTCTCGGAATAGTCGTCGAAATAAAACTTAACAGCAAATACTCAGGGTCTCATACCTGATTCTAAAGAAGAATATGCAGGGTCTCTACAAATTGTTTTAAAGATATCTATATGAAAACATGCGCATGGGTTACATACGC